ATATGCCAATTACACATTGAAACATTTCATCGAGCGTGTTAAAATATACGATGAAGAAAAATTCAACTATAAGTTTTATAACATAGAATTAAAAAATGGAACAGACAACTAATAACACAATCAAAATCGTAAGACTGCAAAGTGGTGAAGATATCATGGCAGATATGATTGAAGATGAAGAAAATGATACAGTTTTGTTAGACAACCCAATGCACATTGTATTCAAAAGAATACCTACTGGTCAAACAGTTATGATGATGATGCCTTGGTTGCCAATTGAATTGATTAAAGAAAATAGTGCCATTCTTTACACTTCAGATATCCTTACAGTAATCGAACCTAAGGATGATTTAGTTGAATATTATGGTAATGTTGTTGTTGAAGCACAACATAGAATGGAAGAACAAAGAAAGTTTACTAGTCTTGAGGAACAAATGCAAGACGAGGAAGAGGAAGAAGAAGATGATGATGAACAAGAACTATTTGAAATCATGCAACAGAGAAAAAGAAGTAGGATTCATTAATCATTTTCAAACGGAACACCGCTATGATACATGTTGTCAAGCGTTTTGTCAACAGAAAGACAGGTAATTATGGATACAATTGATACAACAACTAAACCGAAAAAAACAAAACACTATGTAAATAACGCTGATTTCTTGGCGGCACTTATTACATATCGTGAGAAATGCGACATTGCCAAACAAGAAGGCAAGGAAGACCCACAGATTCCAAATTATATTGGAGAGTGTTTCTTTAAGATTGCAGACCACCTATCACGCAAACCCAACTTCATATCATATTCATTCCGAGATGAAATGGTATCTGATGGCATTGAAAACTGCCTGATGTATTTCAGAAACTTTGATCCGGTAAAGAGTACCAACCCTTTTGCCTATTTCACACAAATCATTTACTATGCCTTTCTGCGTAGGATTATGAAAGAGAAAAAACAACTCTATGTTAAATATAAGGCAACAGAACAGTTTGGTATACTTGATGAATATGAAATGTTTGAAGATTCAGACGGCAACATGAAACAGTTTCAATTGTATGATAACATTTCCGAATTCATTCATAATTTCGAAGAAAGTAAACGAAAGAAAAAAGAAGGCAAAGCTAAAGGCCTAGAAAAATTTATGGAAGAAGATTCGCCTGAATAGTATTGACAATCAAGCAAAAAGGAGTTAAAATGGATCGATTAAAAGTGGAACATCATATTAAACATCTACAAGAAAAACATGATGAACTCGACAAGAGATTAAAACCTGATACGCCAGATTTTATTTCTAGGGTAATAAAAAAAGAAAAACTCCATTTAAAAGATGAAATTGAAAGATTGAAAATAAAAATACAATGAAATTATGCATTTTAGGTGACACACACTTCGGCGCTCGAGGTGATTCGTTAGATTTTCACAAATACTTCCAGAAGTTTTATGAAGAAGTATTTTTTCCATACCTGAGAGAAAACAATATCAAAGATGTTTTCCAAATGGGTGACTTGTTTGATAGGCGAAAGTTTATCAACTTCAACTCACTCTATTTGTGCCGTAAATATTTTTTTGATAGATGTGAGCGTGAAGGTATTAAATTACACACTCTATTAGGTAATCACGATGTTGCATACAAAAACACTTTAGAAGTAAATTCTTCTTCTTTATTGTTGAATGAATATAACAACATTGAAATCTATGATGATTTTGACACCATAGAGTTTGATGGCGTCAATATTGATATTGTGCCTTGGCTATGTGATGATAATGAACCCACTATCTTTGAACAGATGAAACAATCTAAATCTCAAATATGTTTTGGTCACTTTGAGATTGCAGGTTTCGAAATGGACAGAGGCAATGTTTGTGATACTGGTATTGACAAACAGTCACTATCAAAGTATGATGTAGTGTTAACAGGTCACTTTCATCATAAATCAACTGATGGTAATATTACCTATGTTGGCACGCCTTATGAAATGACATGGGCAGATTGGAATGACCCAAAAGGTTTTCATATCTTTGACACGAACACAAGAGAGTTAGAGTTTGTTCAGAATCCTTTTGCTATGTTTCATAAAGTAACATATGATGACGGCACTTCTACTTTTGAAGATTGGAAACAATACGACTTTGAAAAACTCAAAGAATGTTATGTGAAAGTTGTTGTGTTGAATAAACAGAATCCTTTTTTATTCGACCATGTAATCGACAACCTATACAAAGTAGGCGTGTCTGATATTTCTATTGTTGAAGATTTTAGTGATTCATTGATAGATGACGACCAAGAAATAATTGACCAAGCAGAAGATACAATGACTATACTATCTAAGTATATTGATAATCTTCAACTTGATGTTGAACCCGATAAACTAAAAAATATTATGCGTGAACTTTATGTTGAGGCATTAAACACAGAAATCGCTGAATGATTTTATTTCGATATGTAAGGTGGAAGAACCTTCTTTCCACTGGTAATTATTTTACTGAAATTGATTTGTCCAATACATCAAATACATTGATTGTTGGCGAAAACGGGTCAGGCAAAAGCACAATGTTAGATGCATTGTGTTTTGGTCTTTTTGGCAAACCGTTTCGTGATATTAACAAACCACAACTATTAAACTCTATCAACAATAAAGATTGTGTTGTAGAAGTTGAGTTTAATGTAAACAATAAATCATACAAGATTATTCGTGGTATCAAACCAAACATTTTTGAAATCTATTGTAATGGCGAACTTGTTAATCAAGAAGCGGCATCCCGTGACTATCAAGAATACCTAGAGAAGTTCATTCTCAAATTAAATTACAAATCTTTTACACAGATTGTAATTCTTGGTTCTGCATCATTTACTCCTTTCATGCAACTCAAAGCGGCAGACCGCAGAGAGATTATTGAGGACTTACTTGATATTCAAATCTTCTCTACTATGAATGGTTTGGTTAAAGACCGACTGAGTAACAACAAAGACTTGATGGTCAGTACCAAACATAACATTGATTTGAATCAACAGAAATATGATATGCAGAAAAAACATATCGATGAATTGAAACAAGACAATGAAGATAAGGTGAAAGAACATGAAAGTGAGATTGAAAGTAATTTGCGTACCGTATCCGGCCTACTGGCGAATGTTAGCACCCTTACCGCAGAAGTTGATAACCTCCAATTGGTTGTTGAAAGTAAAATTGAAACAGAGAATAAGGTCAAGAAGATTACAAAACTTGAATCGCAGATTGAAAGCAACTTATCCAAATTTCGTAAGGATATCGGTTTCTTCCAGAACCATGACGATTGTCCAACATGTAGGCAAGCCATTGCCATGGAGTTTAAAGAGGAAGAACTCGTTTCACTCAATACTAAAGTCCAAGAATGTGAACACGGACTCACACAGTTAGAATCTAAGTTGACGGAAGAACAAACTAAACTGAATCAGATTAATGAAACACAAAAAATTATTAATCGTAAACAAGTTGAAATCGCACAAAACAATACCTCTATAACAGAGACTAACAAGTATATTGACCGACTTCGTAAAATGATTACAGAATTGAAAGATTCTAAAACTGTATCAGATAAAGAAGAAAATGAATTGAATTCTATTGATGAAGTATTGACCACATTAAAATCTGATTTGAAAACTCTGATACAAGAAAAAACTTATTATGAAGTTGCAGGTGGTCTACTAAAAGATACAGGTATTAAAACTAAAATTATTAAACAGTATTTACCTGTTATCAATAAATTGGTAAACAAATACCTTGCATCATTAGATTTCTTTGTGAACTTTAACCTTGATGAATCTTTTAAAGAAACAATCAAGTCTCGCCATCGTGATGAGTTTACATACAATAACTTTTCAGAAGGCGAGAAACAACGAATCGATATGGCATTGATGTTGACTTGGCGTGCAGTTGCCAAGTTAAAGAATTCATCCAATACCAATTTGTTGATACTGGATGAAACATTTGATTCTTCATTAGATGCCAATGGCACAGAAGAACTAATGAAAATCCTACATATGTTAGAAGGTGTAAATTTGTTTGTTATCTCACATAAAGGTGATATATTGCAAGATAAATTTGCCAATGTAATACGATTTGTTAAAGAGAAAAACTTTTCTAGGATTATAAAATGAATGAAACAATTGACACATTAGATACACTAGTCATTGATACTGGTGCGGGTAATATACAAGAACAGAGAATAGAACCTCTGCCATTATATGATGAAAATCATCCAATGTTGCGAACACCTATTCCAGAATATACAAATATTGTACCAAATTTCAACATGGAACTTTTAATCAAACGATTGAAGATGACAATGAAATTGTATGGCGGTATCGGGTTGTCTGCCAATCAATGCGGAGTTTTTGAACGGGTATTCGTAATGGGCACAGACCAGTTTCAAATTGCCTGTATTAATCCTAAAGTAATTTCCGTTTCAGACCAAAGAGTTAAGGAGGCAGAAGGTTGCCTTTCTTATCCAGGTTTATATTTAAAGCTTGACAGACCAGCATCAATTGATGTAGAATTCACAGATGAGAACGGCGCAGTAAGGCAAATGAGACTTGACGGCGTTAGTGCTAGATGTTTTTTACATGAGTTAGACCATATGAACGGCATTCGTATGACTGAACATGTTGGACCTGTTGCATTGCAAATGGCAAGACGCAAACAGGAAAAGATTATTAAAAAAGTTGTCAGACACAAGAAAAAATGAAATTAACTATTACACGACTGAGAAGTGGCACAAACTATAAAGGTCAACCACTTCACGATATCATGGATTCGTTTTATGAATTGTATAGTGAATACATTCGTAAGAACCCACAACACACATATGGTGTTTGTAATTTTGGATGGAATGCCGCTAATCGTAAAAAGTTAGATGACATTTTAGATTCTGATGTTATCATTATTCCTAGTGAGAACGAATTCTTTCAACACATTAAAGGTTACATTGACCCACGACACAAAGAAAGGTCGGATGAATTTGTTGCACAGATTGGTCAACAACTTGCAAACAAACATGTAATCATTATGAGAAGTGACCGTGCAGATACCGAAGAACTGTATCGCACAAGGACATTCAAAGACTTCCCTATTGGTAAGTTTTCAACCTTTGATGAAACAGATTTGCCTGGCGGTCTACATGGGTTGAAGTATCATTTCATCAAAGAGAATATGCCTTTTGATTTATTTGAAAGTGCCGAAAAGGAAGTTGATTTCATTTATTGGGGTTGCGATAAACGCAAATTGATTGACAATGTGGAATCAGGCGATGAAAGACATTTAGTATTCAAACGCATTAAGAAAGATGCCAAAGTAAAATCCTTCTTTATAGGTAAATATAATGCAATTGTGCCT